ATTAGTACCACCTGAATCTGCTATAATAGTACCATCGCTTACTTTAATTTGCTTATAGCTAGATGCTCCCTGACTTGTGCCAAATGTAGAAGTTCCGAATCCTAATATCCCCTTACTATTGATTCTCATCCTCTCAGTATAACTAGAGCCATAAGTAGTAAATTTGATAGCAGAGTAAGCACTTATATGTAACACATTACTTGAAAGAGTCATTCCAACAGATGTGTTGTTATTAAAAATAAATCCATGGTCTCCAATAACATCAACCTTACCTACTATTTCAAGAAAGTTGGTAGTAGGAGTTCTGTTAATACCCATCCTTCCTGAACTATCTATTATAACTTTTTCTGTAAGAGCACTTTCAGACGCTAATCTTGTTGCAAATACTATGTTGCCACCAACATAAGTGGATACGGCATCAACTTCTCCATAGACACCTGCAAATGCATAATCAGTATCGCTATCTGAAGCTGCTGTGAATGTTACTCCAAATATATCCCCAGCTCCATAGTCGCTACCAGCACCTGTATACTTTGATATATTTAATCCTTTATTTGGATTGGTATTATTAAATCCACTTGAGCCATCAAAATTCCCTCTAATCGTTAATGCAGTATCAGGACTTGTTGTGCCAATTCCGACTTTACCATCTGAGCCTTGAATAAACAAATCATTCTCACGAGCTGCCCCACCTATACCAAGACCTGTGCTATGAACTTGTACTCCACCTGCTTGAGTTCCACCATAATAGAACTCCATAGTTGTTCCAGAGCTTGCTCCTCTTGTAAATCTTGACTTGCTACCATCTCCCCTAACTTCAAATAATTGTGCTGGGTCTGTGCAGCCAATGCCGACTTTTCCACCTTGAGCATTTAATACAATATCCCCAAATGTACTGCCTTGCGATAAATAGGATTGAATGGCAAAATATCCACTTGTATCAGCACTTGTATATAATACACCAACAGTTTTACCAGCAGCATAAGTTCCAATGTTCATATCAGTCCCACCACCACTATTAACTACTGAAAGTTTGTGAGTAGGGCTCGCTGTCCCGATACCAACATTTCCATCAAATATCGCATCCCCATCATCAACATGAAAATCACCATTTTCTACCCTAATATCTGCCCCAGCAGCATCTAGGTATAATGGGTTGCCATTAGTCTTGACTCTTCCGAATGAGGATTCTCTTACTAATTCTATGTAATTACTACCACCTGAATCCAATACTCTTAAATAGTTTTCGCCAGAGATTGTTAGATTCCCTGAGAATGTCTGGTTACCAGAAAAGGTTTGTGCTGAATCAGCGAATGCGATTTTCTTCCAATTAGCCACTATTTAGACTCGTTATCTTTTTCGACTTGTTTTTTAAAAGCAGTATTTAGACGTTGTAGGAGTTTGGCAACACGAGGTGAATCAACACCTTTTATTGGCATGTTTTCAATAGATGCCTTTAATAAATATAGTTCGTCAGATGAAAGTTCAAGTTTCAAGATTTTCCTTGTGCATTTCAGCTAGTTTAGTTAAAACAGCGTGAGCTACCTCTAATTCAGCCCCTTCAAAGGAAGACCTCATAATAAGTTTTAATAAAAAATCTGTATCTTTTACATTGAATTTTCTATTTAAGTTATTAACTCTTCCATTCGAGCTTGTAAGCTTACTCACTAATCCTCAACCCTAAGATAAAGAGACCCACTATGATACTGTAAATGCCCTATAGGAACGTTACTAGAGGAAGAACTATATGCTCCAGATATTTCTACTTGCATTACATCACCCTTATAAGTATGAGACGTTGCTAAATCTGCATCATCATTTGTACCAACACACCATTTATCTTTACCTTCATCCCAATAGAATAAGGCATTGTCACCTGAGCCACCTCTTTCTACAACAATACCTGCATCAACATCTGTGGTAGCAGTTAGGTCAGCGTTTAAAACTATTGTATTGTCATTTATTTTTAATACTTCAGCAGTAGTTGTTATGTTTTTACCAGTCACAGTTAAATCACCTGCGATAGAAACATCGGCTCCTGACATTGTAATAGCCGTTGTTCCACCACTAGATTTAATATCATTACCAGTAACAGTGAGGTCTCCAGTAACAGCGAGGTCTCCAGCTGAGCCAGTAACAGTGACTGCACCAGCATTTGTCATGGTTGCATCTCCAGATAGAGCCGCTGCAGTGAATCCAGTTCCATCGCCTATCAATATTTGAGTATCAGTTACTGCTTTAGCCGAAACTGCACCTGAAGTACCAGCATCCCTTACAAGGACTGTATTAGCTGCTTGACTTGCAATATTCCCAAGAGCTACTGCTCCTTGGTCTATCTTACCACTTTCAACACTTGATGCTTCAAGCATAGCTGCAGTTATTGTATCATCTCCAATAGTTGTAACCCCAGCATTTGTCATTGTTACGTCACCAGTCAAAGTTACTTCTGCTTTTGCTCCACTACCATTCCCTAGCCATATTTTACCATCTGCTAATGTAGTATCACCTAAAGCTGTTTGGGCATCTACATAAGCAGTGGTAGCCACTTTTGTTGAATTATCACTTGCCGACTGCGTAGTGGCTGTTGAACTTCCAAGAACCGCTGTCGTTAGTGTTTTATTTGTTAGAGTCTGCGTTGAACTAACATCAACCAGCTCTTTCCATGTTGCCATAATTGACTCCTTTTATTTAGCTACGTATAAAGAGCCATTAATAAACGCTAAATCACCCTTGGTTGGTGAACTAGGCTCTGATGACTTCTCTTTTAAGTTTAATGTACCATCTACTTGGAGAGTGTTTGTACTCATCCATAACGGACTACCTGTACCGTCTCCATCGAAAATTCTTTTAGTCGACGAGGTAATACCTTCGCCATTTGTAGAACCCAAAACAGTTAATAAATCTGGGTATGTATCTTTTATAGTTTTTGATGTTAAACTCATTAGACTCTCGTAAATACTGGTTTAGCAGGTTTATTTACCCGCGTTGATAATAAGGTTGGCTTTTCAATTCTTGTTGATAAAGCCTGACTGGGTTTTGGAACTTGATTGTAGGTTAAAAGCCATAATGAATCCCAATCTACATTAGCCTGACCCCATACAGTTGTATTTAAATCCCAGCGAGAATCAGCTTTGCTAACTTTAGAACCTAAGCCAATCCTTTTTAATGTGTTTGATTTTAATTCAAGGCGACTAGACATCTTAAAAATCCATTGGCTTTGCTTGTATCATAGAGCCATCTCTTCCTCTTATAGAGTATGTTTTGGCTTCCCTTAAACCCTTTTCATACTTACCCATAAAATGAGCGGCTAATGGTAGCGTCTCAGGCTTCCTTTCATAACCCTGAGCTATTACCCTAGCAATAAGAGTTTCATGGAATTGTTCTGGTATTTCACATTCCTGTTCAAGCATCTTATCTGCTTTCATTTTGGTATCTGTATCTAAAGTATCTGTACCCAAATAATCATTTTTGGTTCCATCAGTTCCGTCAAAACCGTCTCTTGCTGGGCTTTCACCAGTTACTAAAAATTTATCAGGTCTTTGTATATAAAGTAGAGTTACTACTTTCCCTGCTTCTGATGGAGATGTGAATTCATCTGAACTAGCATTATAATAAGCAAGTAAAACACTGTCTCTTTCTACCCACCATAACCATTGGCTTAAATTAAGATTTGCTCTTTCCATTAGACAGTATCCCTCTTAATAGGACGACCTATTAATTTCTTTATAGCCTTACCTTCATAATCAACAGCCTTGACCTTTATTATATGATTTTGTAAAGAATATACCCTCTGGTCTTTGACTGTTTCAAACTGGTCCATTGATTCAATTATCTCAGCCCTAAAACCCATATCATTCATAGAATCATTTAACGAGCGTATGCATTCTACTACACCCATATCTGGATGATGTTGTTGAATTCTTTCAATCATCTCTCCTAGTTTCATCCTATTTTTCCTTCTGCTGGACTACCAGTAGGTCCTTGACCTAACTGAGACTGTATGAATTCTTGCTTTTTTGCACCGACTAACTGTAACTGTTGAGTCATCCAGCCATAATCCACGTTTAATTTAGCTATAATCTTATCATATAAACTTATCTTTTTTTGTAAATTAGCCTGAAATTCCTGAAGGTCTTGACCTTTATCAGCAATCTTAGCATTTATCTCTGCATTGAACTCTGCTAATATCGCATTAGCCCTTTGGAGTTCTTGTCCTGCAGTACTTAATGTCACCGAAACCATGTCTTCATCTTCATCTGCTAACCAATACTGAACACTTTCTGGCTCTGTGTCGCCACCTATTGTAGTTCCGTCTATTAAATTTTGTGCTTTATCTAAAGCGTCTTGATAGTCAGCTGAAGGGAATGTATAAGAAATATCTAAATCCACATCTGCTATTTGGTCAAATAATGTAGTGTCCGCATCTAGGTCAGTGGGTAGCTTTGCCCTAAAATCCGCTATCCTTTCAATCAAGATACATTCTGCGGCATGTAAAACAACTAACTCTTGAAATGACACCGGGAATCCTTCATTAGCACCAAAGCTAGGATTTTGCCCTCCTTGATTGACCTGAGATATTGTAATGCTTTCTGCACTATCATCAATAACCCTACCTTCAGAAGATGGGACTATTATTAAATAACCCTTATTTGAAGAGCTAGTATCTGGTTTTATTGTAACAGTTCCTGACTGATTTAAAAAATATACAGGGTCTTGATAAGTCACATAGTATATACTACTACTATCACTTAATTGACGCTTCATTTTCTCACTAACTGGTCTACATGAATATTCAGTTGAGCCCTCTTCTCTATTCACATTTAATAAATAAGATGCGTTGAATGCTCTCATCCAGTTAAGGTCATTTGCTACAATAGTACCCAGATTCCTATTATAAGAAAACAATGTTAGCATACCGGGTTTCATAGCGCTAACTACTCCAATGGTATAATCCACGCCTCTTTTAAGAGCGTCTGCTGTATTCTCGTTTCCAGTTGAGTTCGTGTAATTTGCTAATCTTGTACTAAATGACATTATATCTCCATTTAAGGGGGTCCGAAGACCCCCCTAAATATACTTAACTGGATTTAAGGAACCCACTTCATAATAGCGTGAGTTTCAGGTAAGCTAATCTCCAAACCGGCTTCGGTTAGAATCATATCTTTCCGTCCATCAACGTTATTATTCTGCACATTGGTCATGATATGGGTATCACGAGATACGCCATTACCAGACAATGGTCTGTACTTAACATTTGCTAAGTCAACTGCAAGTGCAATATCCTCATCCTGATTACGGAATAAAGGTTCAGCAACAAAGTGAAGATTACCAAAGATTGTATTAACCTTAGTTACTTCATGCCCAAAAGAGCCTTTGATGTTTTGAACGTCTAGTCTGTACTGGCTAGTACCAACAGTATTCTTTAAGAAACTATCGCTACTTAGCTTTTGTAACCAAGCTAGTACCTTACGCGAAGTAAGTACAAGTTTGTCACCGCTATTTCCAGTCTCAGGAGCGAAGAAATCCTGCATGTTATCTATGAAAGTATCATAGGTTGAAGATGAATAGTCCATATTGTAGACTTTTCCATTAGCTTCAGTGTAAGGTACAATACCATGAGTATAACGCACTGGTCCATCAGAAGCAGATTCGTCAGCAGCACCAACTCCAAAAAGCATAGCATGCTCAATGTCCATTTTGTGCTCCATTAACTTATCAGCCCAAACCCTACGATATTCATCAGGGCGACCTCTGTAGCGGGTAGCCAAAGCAGTACCAGAGAACAACTGGATTGCTGTCTTAAAAATCTGACAGTATCCTTCTCTGGAATACAGTTCGTCTTTCCAGCCTTCAGGGTCTGTTGTACCCTCACCCCATGCACTACCGATAACCTGTGCTTTATGGGAGCCTCCAGTAGCCGCTGCAACAGCCTCTAGACATTTAACATCTATAGAGGTAAATGATGTTGCTGTACCACTTGCGTAAGTACGAGCTGTTCCATCACCAACTCCGTTAACTGCGGTAACTCTTAAGGCTTTTCCTCCAATACGTACTATCTGTCCTACGAGAAGAAATTGAGGAGCAGCGGATGTAACCGCGTTTCCATATTTATCATAGTCACATACTACATGAAGGGCGGAAATAGTATCACCTTTAGCTTTGCCTCCGGAAGTTTTGGTATCCCAATCCTTGGTTGTGAAGTTTCTACGTTGCCATTGATGACGCTGTTCAAGAAATTTGAAAACGGGGTCATCAGTAGACTCCTTCGCAACTTTACTAAGATACACAAAAAACGGTGACTGCTGAGGAGCTAATTCCGAGACTCTTTCGCCAAAATTATATATTCGACGGGAGTCATTGATGCTTACACCTTGCGGCGTAACACCTGTGTCATTACTATAAGCATTTGCCATTTGTAATAAACTCCTTAGTTAAGAACCCTTAACCAAAAGGATTCCTGTTTTTGTAATCATTAATCATAGAGTCCATTACAGAATCACTTCCAGTCGCTGCAGCATTATTCTGAGAAGGTACAACCCCCATTGGAGTTGGCACACTCTGAGCGCGTTTACGTTGCTCAAAGCTTTCATTTGGTGCTGTTTGCGTTACCGGAGCTGTTACCTCACCACCAGATTGCATACGGAAAAGCTGAAAAAGATTGTCAACGGTAATATTCTTTGGGTCATCCATAACTTTAACAAATTGGGTTACCTCTTCAGGTGTCGCATTGTATGTAGTTGTAAGATGCTTAGACATATCTGCCATATTCTTATCGTAATTTTCCTTTTCCACCTGTCTTCTTCGTATATCCTCTCTCTCTTGATGCAATCTTTCTCGTTCTTCAGCCATTACTGCTTGAGTATACTGTTGATGCAATCTATTATACTCATCCATATTATCTCGCCATTCGTCTACTTCATCAAGATATTGAGCCGATTCAGACTGGGGGTCATCCGCAGCATCTGTCCTACTAAAATTCCTAGGTCTACTAGGCTTTGTAGGTGGAGATGGGAACTGTTCCTGTGGTTCTGACTCTACTTGTGGCTGAGGTTGATGAATCTGTTGTTCAATATGCATTAATCGCTGCTGCAATTCAGCATTTTGATTTCTAGCTTTATCAGCCTCACTTTGCCAATATTGATAACGCTTAACATCATTATCAACTGGTTCTTCAACCGTAGGTTCTGCCGCTCCCTCCTGAGGTACTTCTACTGGAGAAGGCTCACTACTAGGGTCAGGTTGAGTTTCCTCAACTTGGTTTGCACGGAAAAATTCATCTACCAGAGCATTTTTATCCTGAGTCTGGTCAAATGCTGACTCGGGCGTTAATCCCTGCTCCTGACTTACGTCTGGTACTGCTTCTTCGGTAACCTGATTATCAGGTGCGAAAGCGTCTTCCATTGTTTGTCCTTTTCATTTAATAGACTCTATTTGGACTTAGAGGTACTATTATCTTTCTTTGCTTGAGCTACGACTTCTCGCACTTCGCTCTTTACCTGTCCAAGGGCATCATCAAGGCGTTTCTCGAATAACTTGCCTGCCGATTTCGACTGGGTTGAAGTCTTATCGAGGTCCGACTTAAATTTTTCTAACTCTGCTCTTTGCTTAGCATGATATACCTCTCGTTCACGAGTTTGCATATCACCTTTTAATTTTTTAATTTGCTCTTCCTGCTGTTTTACCTGACTTTGAAGTTGTCCTATTATATCAGTTCTTTCCATAACTCCTTCCATATCGAAAACTTCTGTCTTTTTAAGAACTTCTTGCTTATCAATAATTCCTTTCTCATATGCATCCATATACATTTCAAGCTGTGCATAGCGATTAGTTGGAAGAGTAGAACCAGTAACAACAACAACATCAAAAGCCCCTCTACTAATGTCATTTATTACGCTTACCTCTCCTGTTTTGTCATCATATAACTTCTTATTAACAGCAATCTCACTTAGACTGTTGTTAGGCTGGACCAATCTAATTACTTTTTCTGCTTGATATAACTGCTGCATAAGTGGAATAGCAACCTTAGCCATTCTAACCAAACCTGTTTCTATATCCTGAAGTTTTGACTTTATCTTTCTTTGACCAAATTCATCAAGTGATACCGTTGCTTTGTAGGTATGCGGAGCTGCTTCAGAATTTCCCTGCATTAATTCATACAAACCTAATGCATGGTCTATATCTGTCTTAGCCATGTTCTCATTTTGATATAAAGTATTGGGTAATGGGGTGGGCTGTACTGGCTGGGGAGCG